GGCCGACAGCTTCGGCCCGAGTGACAGCAGCAGGCGCCGGAGGATGCCGCCGGTGCTGTCGGCATAGCCGCCGACGCTGTCGCCGCGCACGTCCGCCGTCACCGCACCGTCCGGCGAACTGCCCAACTGGAACATGCCCAGCGCCGGGTAGTCACGGGCCTGGCCAACGCTCGGCCGAGTGCCGGTCACCATTTCCTGGGCGACGCCGCGGATGCGCACCACATCGTGGGCGACGATCGCCCGCCAGTGGCTCTGGTAGGTCGGCAGCGTGCCGTCGCCGAGGTCGATGTTGCCGAGGGCGATCGGTTCGATGTTGAAGACCTGGCCGAGGCAGACCGGACGCGGCGCGTCCTTGAGCGCCAGCGGGCCTTCCAGGCCGCCGGTGCCGGCATAGCGGCTGGCCTGCAGCGGGGTGGCCAGGCGCTCGGCCACATCGACCGCGGAGACGGTGGCGGTGTGCAGCTTCGACGCGGAGATGGCGCGCACGTGGCCAGTCCAGCCGATCGGGAAGTCGGCCAGCGACGCCTCGGGATTGCCGGCCGTCAGCACCGCACCGGAGTCGAAGGCGGTCAGCACGGCGCCGTCGGCGCCGAGCAGCACCGGGCAGGACGGCAGCGCGTCGGCGGCGCGGATGGTGACGCTGCGCCCGTCGGCGGTGCCGTAGCGGACGGCGTCGGACAGTGCCTGGTCCTGGTTGAAGAGTTCGAAGTCGACGACGGTCAGCGCCACCAGCCCGCCGACGCCGACCGCGTCGATGGCGCTCTGCGACATGTCGATATCGCCGAGCATGCGCGCCTGCCACAGCACCGAGGCCGGCTCGTCATGGACACCGCTGGCCCAGCCCATGTTGGCGACGCGGAAGACCCGGACGGGATCGGACGGGGCCGTGCCGTGCACCTCCATGTCGACCAGCATGACCGCCGGTTGCGGCTGCTCGCCGGCGACGCGCGGCTGGCGCGGCTGCACGTAGGCCTGGCAGAATTCCGGCGGCAGCACCGCCGCGGCGATCTCGGTCGATGCGCGCCAGAGGTCGGTCATGCGAGTCCCCATTTGCGCAGCAGCGCCGCTTCGATCGCGGCGATGTCGGCGGCGTTGAAGTGCGTGCACACGACCAGGTCGCCGAGGTCGACGGTGCTGGACCAGCTGTCGCCGCCGAGCACCGTCATCTGCGACACCGCCCAGGAGGCCGGCGACCAGGTCTTGCGCGCGGTCTCGGCGCCGTTGCGGCGGATGATGGCGTCGGTGCCGGTCCAGCCGATCGTCATCACGTAGGGGGTGTAGGGCGTGAACAGGCCGGCGGACTCGCCGATGTTCGGCCCCTTCAGGTAGAGCGCCGCGGTGGTGATGAAGCCGTCCGGGTCGGTGTCCTCGAAGCTCGGGCCGGTCGGGCGCGCCTTGGTGGTCAGCAGCAGGACCGGGTTCGACCCGGGCGTCTCGAAGGCGAAAATGCGCTCGAAGGAGGAGACGGCGAGGCCCCAGCGGAACACGAAGGTAGCCGACCAGCCCGCGCCGATGGCGCCGACGATTGCCGAGTCCGTGCAGGCCAGCCACTCGTTCTCGAAGGCGCGGAGCATGCCGTGCGGGCCGCGGACGTTGGGGATGAAGACCGGGCGGTTGTCTTTGGTGGGATCAGCGACGTTCTTGGCCGGCTGCACCAGCTTCCGCCCGGCGATCTTGTCGGTGACCTGCCCGGCCTGGCCGGTGATCAGGCCGGTCGCCGTGTTCGGCAGATCGTCCATGCGTGTCCAGTCCGAGCAGTCCCACCATGCCGCGGGGTTGCCCGGCATGGCGGCGATCGGGCTGGCGTAGATCACCGGCGCGTGGCCGATCGTGTCCGCCATCTCCCCGCGATTGACACGCGCGTTCGGACTGGAGGAAGCGCCCATCTGCGCCACCGCGGCGGCGAGCCGGGCCAGGTAGTAGGGCGGCCCGCCGGCGGCGGCGTCCGCGATCGTCTGCCGCGCCACGCCGAGGCTGCCGGCGAAGCTGCCGCGCTGCATCCACCGGTGCCAGTCGTCCCACAGCGCCTGCTCGATATCCTGGCCCACGTCGCGCACGTGCACGCCGGAGGGCTGATAGAAGAACCAGTTCGGCGGCTGCCTGATGAAGGCGAAGTACTCGTCAAGGCGCGGCGCATCGGTCGCGCTGTCCCACGACCATGGCAGCGTGGACCGAATCAGCGGACCAACGATGGCGTCGTTGTAGGGCATGGTGCCGAACTGCGGCCACAGCAGGTCGCCGACCGGCGGCGACGGCTGGCCCGGCGGCAGTTCCCCGGTCGGGTCCGGCAGGCCCGAGCCGTCGAAGTTTGCGTAGCCGATATTGGCGCAGAACACCGGCGCGCCGGTGCCCATGGCGGTCGAGAGCAGCGCGCGGAAGTCACCGGCCACCGGCGAGGACAGCGGGCCGCTCGGGCCAATCACGTAAGGGTTGGTCGGCCACGGGCCGTTGTGGATGCAGTCGTTCGGCCCAGGATCGACCATCACCGCCGAGTGCTGGATGCCCAGCGCCTGCGCGAGTGCAATTGCCGGTTGCATCGCCCCGGTGCGGATGGTCGCGAAGGTGTGGCCGGAGGCGCCATAGTTCAGAAACACCGGGTCGGCGTCGGGGTCGGCGAACTGCCGGCAGCGCTTGCGCAGGATGAGCGGGTTGGCGTTCAGCACGGTGATCGACATGCCGAAGATGGCGCGGAAGTCGGTGCCACCGGCGGCGCCGAGGTCGAACACGGCGAGGTTGACGGCGAGGCGGATCTTGCTCGGCGCATAGTCGGGCGGCCCGCCGGTGCCGCCGTTCACGCAGTGCATCCGCACCCAGCGCGCGCGGCCCGGCGCGATGCGCACCAGCTGGGTGCGGCGGTTCTTGTGCGAGGAATCCTCGACCGCGAGGTCGCTCGGATACCAGGCGGTGTGCGGCACCACCGTCCATGTGCCGCTGCCGGCGCTGCCGTCGATGGAGTCGAAGCTCTGGAATACGGTGATGGTCCAGTCGCGGCAGAGGTCCGGCACGTAGCAGAGCATCGCACCGGCCGGACCGACCGCACTGATGCACAGCGCGATGTCGCGCGATCCGCCGCCTGTGTCGACGTGCTCGGTTTCGGTCTCGGTGGACTGGATGGTGACCAGCGGCCAGGTCTTGTCGGTGGCGCTGGCGACGAGGCGCGCGGCAAGAGTCGCAGGCGAAACCTGGGCATCATACCAGGCGCCGTCCGTGGTCACGCGCGCGGCGGTGATCGGCAACCGCCAGTTGGTGTTGGGCCGGCCCGGCCACGCCGGCAGCAGCGAGCGGGCATAGACCGGCAGGCCGCCGCTCAACAGCAGCGGGCCGCCGGGACGGATGCGCAGGAAGCTGGTCATGTGCGGAATGCCAGGGCAGGAGACGCAGCGCCATCGATGGCAACGACCGTTCCGAAGCTCGCCGGCAGCGTGCCGGTGAACGTTGTGTTGGTCGCCGAGTACACGCCCGTGTTGCCATAGGTTGTCGAGAACACAGAAGTTTGGTCAGGAAACCCGATGAACTGGTCTCCAAGAAACTGATCGACCGCGGATGCATAGGCAGTCAGGATGAAGGCTTGGTTCGCCTGCATCGCCAGCCATACCAGGCCGGCGGGAATCGTGGTCCCCGGCACGCCGCCCGGCTGGATGTTGATCGCGCCGGTGGCGTTGGCGGCGACCGATGTGCTGCCTCCGACGAGCAGGGCGTCGCCGGCCTGGCCGATCTCAGTGTAGACGCCGAACAGCACCGTGCCGGCCGAGGCGATCGCGGTGGCGATGCGCGCGCCGATGTAGTGGACCAACGTGTCCGCGTGCAGGAAGAAGGGCAGCGCGTAGAGCCGCCCCGCCGTCAGGGTCGCCGTGCCGGATAGCGGGCCGGGCGGGCGGAACCAGCGCCCTGCGGCACGCACAGAGGGGCCTGTGCCGTCGCCGCCCGACACGTCGCCCCTGGTCAGCTGCCGCCACGTGGGCGCGCCGGCGGCGCCGGACGGGGCAGCGAACACGGTACGCTTCGCCTGGCTCGGGAAGGCAATGGCGGACGCGCCCGACAGGTCGACCGTCGCGCTGCTGCCGACGGCGAGCGTGCCGCTGTTCCCGACCCACAGATGCGAGACGTGGGCCGGCGCCGGATTGACTTGCCCAAGCTCGCCGACCAGCCCGTTCGGGAAGGCGCTGGAATAGTCGAACGCCACCGCGTTGCCGATCAGCCCGAAGCCGGCGCCCAGCAGGATGGTGCCGGTCGCCGTGGCGGTCCCTTTCTGCACCGCCGCGACCCCGATGTAAGCGCCGGTCGAATTCGACAGCGTGCCGTCCGCCGACAACGCCAGGCCTACGCCGATAGTGGCCGGCACGATGCTGCCCGCGGCATTGGCGAACAGCAGCCCCGGCGGCGCAACGGTGCCGGCCACGTCAAGCGTCTCGTTGGAGAGCATGAAGGTGCCGCCAAGCGCGCTGACGCGGTCGGCGTGCCACTTGATCGAGGGGTTGGCGTCGATGTCCTGCGGCACCCACGCTGCACCATTGAACTGCAGCACGTTGCCCGTGGTCGGGAGCCCGCTCACGGTCAGCGGCACGTAGCCGAGCGCGCCGGAGATGTCCGACGAGGAGATGCGACGGTTTGACATCAGATCCCCGCATAGAGCGCGATGTTGCAGATCACGGCCGGTGGCATGTTCTGCGACCCGCCGCCGCCGGCGGCCTGGATGGTCAGGTCGATCGAGGCGGAGGCGATCGAGACGGACACGGTCTGCGGATAGACCACGGCTCCGGTGAAGCTGATATTCTGGCCACCGCCATTGCCATACCCGCCGCCGCCGACGTTGAACGGATGCGTCGCGTCAGTGCCGTGGTCGTGCGGCGAGGTGGACGCGCCATGGGAGTGCGGGTCCTCGTTGACGCCGTGGCTGTGGGACTGGAGGAACTCGCTCCCGCCCGCCGCGCCGAGCACAGCGTTGACGCCCCACCCGCCGGGCGTCAGCCGGCCGGCGGCGATGCCGCCGAGAGTGTCGGCGCCGAACAGCGCCCGGCCGCGGCAGTCGGGAACATTGAAGGTGGTGCCGCCGTCGCCGCCACCGTAGGTGGTGCCGATCATCGCGAAGAGGGCGGCGTAGTAGCTCCGCGAGACGGCCTGGCCGGCGGCCCACAGGCAGCGCGGCGGCGCGGTTGTGCCGGCAAAGTGGAAGAGCTCGCCAACGAACTTCGTGGTCTCGCCGAACGCTGCCCAGGCGGCGCCGACGCGCAGGATCTCGGCCGACTGCCCGGGCCACAAGGTCAGCGTCTGCGCGCCATTGATCGGGTCGGTGCCGGCCGGGTCGATGACGAGCATGGCCGTGCCGGCATTGCGCACCAGATAGCCGAGTCCCTCCGGCATGGCGCCGATTGCCGGCAGGGACATCGTTGCCGCGTTGCTGCCGGTCCAGACCATTGCGTTGCCGGCATCGATGACCCCGAGGGCCATGGTGCCGGAGCCGGTGACGACGCCGCGCTGCGACGGGTCGATCCAGGCGAACACGTCCGAGGCGCCGACCGGCAGGTCGACCAGGTTGCCGCCGTTCGACGACGCCATCACCACCGCGCGTTGCAGCGCGCCTGGGAAGCCGCCGTCGAAGTCGCCGAAGCCAAGCTCGTAGAAGCCGGCACCCTGGATGACGTAGGGGACGCGCCGGGCGGCGTTGCCGAACGTTTGCTGGAAGCCGCGCCGGTCGGTGCTCGGCGCGTTCAGCGCCAGCGGCCCGGTGCCGGGCGTGCTGGTGGTCTGGTGGCAACGCCAGGAGAGGATCGGCATGATGTATGCTCCGTCAGGCAACTTTGCGGGCGATCAGCGCCTCGATGCTCGACGCAAGGCGGCGGATTTCGGTGAGCGTCGCCGAGGCGACATCGACCTGCTGCTGGCCGTAACGAGCAAACGTGTCGCGCAGGGCGTCGGTGCCATCGACCTGCGCCTGCAACAGCGAGCCGAGGCCGGCGGTATCGCCGCCCTTGGTCGAGACCACCGAGGCCACCTCGGCGACCAGCGCGGCGTAGCGTTCCGAGGTGCCGAGAAAGTCCCGCGCCACCGGCAGCACCTGCTGGGCGATGGCGGTGTAGTCCGACAGCGCGCCGCCGGCGTCGAGCGTGTGGCGCGCGTCGTTCAGCAGCGACAGGCCGGCGAAGTATTGCTGCTCGGGCGCCAGCGCCGATTGCGAGCCGATGGTCAGGTTGGTCAGCAGGCTGCGCGTGGCGGATTGGTTCTCCGCCTGGTTGCGCTGCTCGATGGCATCGCGTTCGGCCTTCAGCACGTCGTTGAGCTTGCCGGTGATCGAGGCATAGTCTGCCGTTGCCTTGTAGGCATCGCCGAAGGCGTCGGTCAGCTGCTTCGTGAGGGCCGTGCGCTCGGCGGTGGCGGCGATGTCGGCCTGTGCCAGGTCGGCTTCGGTGGTCTTGCCCTGCGCACGCAGCAGCCGGATGTCGTAGCCGGCCACGGTGTCGGACACCGCTTTCGCCGCGGCATCGCGGATAGCCTGGATCTGCTCGTCGCGCTTCTGCACCAGCGCGTCCTCGGCAAGGCCGTATTGCTTCGCCTGGGTGATGGCGTCACCGAAGGTCTTGTTCAGCGCGTCAATCTGTGTTTGCACCGTGCCGATGTTGACCGTGGTGGCGGTGAGCTTCTCGTAGGCGTCGTGCAGGTAGGTCAGCCCCGCGACGGCAGCGTCGTAATTGCCGCGCGTCGCGTCGAGCACCTTACTGACATTGCCGGCGGCATCGGTGAAGGCGCCGGTCAGCTGGTTCTTGAAGATCGTGACGATGCCGGCGATGTCGCCGACGCCGGTGGTGTAGCGGGTGGTTGCGCCATCCTGGGTCCAGTCCAGCTTGCTGCCATCACGGGTGCCAACCTGCAACGCGATGCTGGCCTGCGCCTTGCTGCCGGCCAGCGCTTCCAGCGTGGCGACCGCCTGCTGCATGGCGGACAGGGCGTTCTGCCGGCCACCCTGCGTCTCCGAGGTTTCCTTCGGCCCGCTGCTCTGCCAGACCGCGCCGGTTGCAAGGTCGTAGGTGCCGACCGCCGTGTGGTCGGAGGGCTTGGGCCCGAACAGGCTGCCGCCGGCGCCGCCGACCAGGCCGCCGATCAGCCCGCCGATGATCGTGCCGACACCGGGGATGATCGAGCCGATCGCCGCCCCGGCGGCTGCGCCGGCCCCGGCGCCGATGGACGCCTGCGTCGCATGCGCCGGGTTCAGCGCGCTGCCCAGCATGCTGCCGGCGCCGAAGCCGATGCCGACACCGCCGAGCATCCCGCCGATGGTTGCCCCCGGCATGGCCGACACGCCGGCGCTGCTGATCGCACCTTCCGCAATCATGCCATGCGCGCCGCTCGCCATCAGCCCGGCGACCGCATCGGTGCCGGCCACCGTCGTGCCGCCCCACAGCGTCGTGCCCATCAGGCCGGACAGGCCAAGGCCGTCGCCAAGCGAGCCGGACAGATCGTAGCCGAACAGCTTCGTGCCGCTGCTGCCCAGGTTGAATAGGTCGCCAAGGCTGGACAGCACGCCGCCGCTGCCGCTGCTGGACGAACCGAGCAACCCGGACATGTCCGACAGCGTGGTGCGGTTGCCGCCGACCAGGCTGTTGAGCAGCGGATTGATCAGCGCCAGCTTGGCGACTTCCTGCAGCACGGAAGTCAGCACCGCGCGCAGCACGTTGCCCCATCTCACCACCGAGCCGGTGGCGAAGGCATCCGTGATGGCGCTGCCGACCTGATCGAACACCTGCGTCGCCAAATTGCCGACCTCGGTGATGACCGTCTTCTGCCGGGTGAGTTCGGCGTTGGCGGCGGCGACCTCGCCGGCCAGCGACACGTCGCGCGCGCCACGCCCCGTGTTCGGATCGCCACCGCCGGCGAGGACACGCTGCCGCTCCTTCAGCACCGCCAGTTCACGCTCGCGCTCCTCGACGCTGGCCGACAGCAGCCCCTGCTCGGCGCGGATGTATTCCAGCTGGTCCTGTTGGCTCTGGATGTTCTGCGCCTCGCGTACCTGCTCCTGCGCCTGGGCGAGCGCGGTGTATTCGTCGGTCAGCTTGGCTATTTGCGCGGCGCTGGCCTCGTGGCCCTCCTGCGCCAGCTTGCGTGCCTCCTTCTCCGCCTTGTCGGCGGCGGTGGCGCGCTGCGCGGCGGCGGTGCCCTGTTCGGTCGCATCGGCGAGCCGCAGCTGTGCCGCGACCTCGCCGGCCGCATCGGCGATGTAGAATTCGATGGTGCGGGCGTGGTCTTTCGTGGCGGTGGTCTGGTTGGCCAGGGCGGCGGTCACGCGGGTGCGGATCAGTTCCTCCCGCGCCGCGCCGGTGAGTCCCTTCTCGGCCGCTTCCTGCTCGGCCAGCAGCGTGGCGCGCAGTTTTGTCCGTTCGCTCTCCTGCGCCTTCGAGACCTCGATGCTGATCCGGTCCGCCGCGGTCAGGTCCTGCACCAGCTTGAGCTGGCGCTGCTGGTCCGAGAGGCTGACGCCGGCGACGCTGTCGGCAGAGTTCCAGACATCGTAGGACGGAAGTGAAGCTGCGCCAGCCGACGCTGTGGCATCGGCCGGCGCAACGGAGCGCGGCACCAGCATGCGCGCGAGCACGCCGGCCTGGCCAGGAATGACCTCTGCGATGGAGGCAAGGCGTACATTCGACGCCGCCGTGACTGCGGATGAAGCCGCATTCAGCGCCTTCTCGGCGGCGCTGGTCAGCTGCCCCAGCAGCCAGCGGATATTCGGGTCATTGGCGATGGTGTCGGTGAAACCGCGCCAGGCCGTGGACAGACGCCGCATCGCCTGCTCGAACGGGCCGGCCATCGACTCGTCCATGCCCTCGATGCGACGCTTCAGGGCGGCGAACTCGGCGTCCAGCGCGCCGGCCCGGTCGCCATGCTCCAGCATGGTCCTGATCGCGTCGCGCTCGGTGACGGTCAGGAAGTTCAGCGCGTCGTCGAGTTGCTTCACCCCGGCATAGCTGCCGCTGAACGCGGCGGCCAGTTTGTCGGCGGCGGCGGAGGCGTCACTGGCCAGCGCCACCGCCGCGTCCGGCGCCAGCGACGAGACACGGGCGATGTTGGTGTCCGAGACGCCCGAATTGCGGGCGAACTTGCCGATGACCGACGTTGCATCGGCCTCGGATAGCCCCTTGTCCTGCAGCGCGCGGACGTAGCTGCGCAGGCTGCCAGTGGCGATCTCCGCATCGCGCCCGACCGCGCGCAGCGTGTTGGAGAGGAGTGTGTTCTCCTTGTCGAAGCTGGTCACTGCCGATACGGCGACGCCGGCCGCCGCGGCGAGCACGCCCAGGCCGATGCCAACCGGCCCAAGCGAGCCGACAACACTGACCAGGGCACCGCCCAGCCCGGTGAACGCGCTGGCCACCGTCGCCGTGCCGCGCGACGCGGCCGCGCCGGCCACCGCCGCCGCGCCATAGGCGGTCGCCGCCGCCTGCAACGAGTCGGTCAGGTCGCCGCTGGTCTTCGCCGCCTCGGCGCTGGCATCGCCATGGTCGCGCAGCGTGGCCTCGGCCGCCGACGCCGCCGCGCCCTGCTGGCCCAGGCCGGACCGCAGCCGCGCCAGTGCTTGTTCCGAGCCCGACAGCGACCGCGACAAATCCTGCACGGCCCCGGACATGCCGGCGAGCGCCGGGCGTGCATCGGCGACCGCATCCTGCACGCGCCGCATGGCGGTGGCGCCGGCGGTGCCGATGCCTTCCAGCTGCCGGCGTACATCCTCGGCGCCGTCCGTCGACAGCCGGATCGAAATGGTGCGCGCGGCGCCGCTCATCAGGGTTTGGCCTCGTCTGCCAGGGCCGCGGTGATCCTGTCGCCGAGGATCGGCCCGGCCGCCTGCCGCACCGCTTCGATGTCGATGCGCTTGCCGGGATGCACGGCGTCGGTGAGGATGAAGGTCGGCACGAAGGGACGGCGCTCGCCCGGGAACAGTTGCTTCGACATGCGCCAGGCCATCTCGTCGCGCCGCAGCGTGCCGAAATCGACCGCGTCGCCGCCGCGCAGGCACCACAGCCGCACCGCCGGGTTCGACTTCGGGACGATCAGGAAGGTGCGGCCGCGCGCCCGCACCATGTCGCCGATGGAGACACGGGGATTTCCGTGGGCGTCCTGGTTGTTCGGCGTCGGAAACACCAGGTAGCGGCCGTGCCTGGCGACGATCTCCTGCGGGTCCACCAGGGCCAGCACCATTTTCGGCTTCTTCGGATAGATGAACCCCGCTGGTGCCAGCGTGCTGTTCTGCAAAGCGCTGCCCCCGGTTGGGAAGATGCGGACACCGAACAGGCTGTTGATGCCCTCCGCCGGGAGCGAACCAACCAACTGGGCGCGTATCTCTTCGTGCACGGCGTCCGTCGCTTCCGTCACGCCGCGGCGGAGGGCGATGGCAAGATCGGCCCTCGCCTGCCGCATCATCGCTTCGGCGTCGCCGATGATGGTGGAGCGGATGTCCATCACGCCGATCCCCGCAAGCGCCGCTGCTCGTCGTCCATCCGCGCATCGAGTCCGCCGAGCATGGCGAAGGCGTCGACGACCCAGGCGGCCTGGTCGGCAACGCCACCGGCATCCGGCCAGCACCCAATGCCGCCCATGCCGCCGCGGCAGGACGCCCACAGCCGCACGAAGTCGTGCCAGGGCGGTGGGACCACCAGCCGCGGGTTGGTCGCCCAGGGTTCCCCGCCGACCAGCCATTGCGTGAAGTCCGCGGGGGTCAGGCCGCCGGCGTAGGCGCCGGGCTCCCGGGCGACGGCGAGAGCCCCGCGGAGTTTTTTTCCGCATCCGCACCGGGATGCATCAGCACCGAGGCGCGCCAGCCGACCGCTTCCACCTCGTCGCCGGGCAGCAGGTCGAGCAGCTCCGCCGGTACCATGCCGCGCACGCGCGTGAAGGGTGGCAGGCCGGGTCCGTCCCAGCCGCGCAGGGCGTGGCGCGCCGCCACCCAGGGCAGCATGCCGAGGTAGCGCTGCCGGGCCGCCAGCATCTCGGCATAGGCCGGCACCGCGGCGCAGGCCGCCTCGATGGCACGAAGCCGCGCCTGCAACGCCGTGTCGTCCGGCGTTGCGCTGGCAGCATCAATCGCGGCAACCAGCTCATGCGCGTTGCCCGGCGCGATCTCGGCGACGGCGGCGCGCAGCGCTTCGAGCATCTGCTCGCGCGGCGGATACAGCCCGCCCTCGCGCGCCAGGTCGGCGCGGAAGGCCTGGCGCTCGCGAAACGTCAGCGGCGCGATCAGGTAGCTTCGCGGCGAACCCTCGGGAGAGAAATGCTCGGCGTCGCGGCGGGAGAACACAGGATCGGTCATGATTAGAAACTCGCCAGGAACAGCGCCGCATCGGCGCCTTCGCAGTTGAAGGCGATGTCGTGCTTGCCGAGGCCGTCGACGGCGCCGGGCTTGAACGACACTGCCTTGGCCAGCGGCGCGGTAACCAGGAAGCGGTTGCCCGCGCTGGCGCCAAGCATGGCCATCAGCGGCATCTGCGTCCCCTGCTTGAAGGCGGTGTACAGCGCCACCGAGCCGGTGGTGTTCATCAGCGGATCGATCGTGCCCTTGCTGGCGCGCGCGGTCGGGATCGCCGGGTCATAGCCCTCGGCCGCCTCCGGGTTGTCCGGCAGCACCACGGTGACGCCGGCGTCCAGGGTGAGCCGTCGGGACTGCGCCAGCGTGCGGTTCAGCTGGCAGCGCCCACCGACAAACCGCGGCGGGGTCTG